AGCATCAGGTCGCGGTGCGTGGTTGGAGATGATTCTGACCATGCACGACCTGGCTGACTCCAAGATAGAAGGCACGGTGCGCGAGATCGCACGTATGTGCCACCTTGACTCTTCGGAGATCCAGTCGGCCCTGCAAGAGCTTTATAGACTGGGCGTTGCAGACATTTCTTGGTGTGACGATCCCGTTACGGGTGAGGCGATTGTAACAGTCGTGTCACGACGCCTTGAGAGGGAGGAAAAAACCCGCACAGATGCGCGGGAACGCCAAAAGAAGTATAGAGAGAAAAAGAAGTCACAGAAGAATAACAAGAAACTTCCTTCTGACTCTGACTCTGACTCTGACTCTGACTCTGATAAAGAAGAAAAGGAATACAAGCCGAAGAAGGAGCAGGTGGAAGCAATCTATGCAGCCTATCCAAGGAAGATTGCGAAGAAGGTAGCCGTAGAAAAGATCCGCATTGCGCTTCAGAGCCTACACAAGGAGCATGGCGATGAGAACTTTGCCTACTTAATAGATAGGACACGGAAGTTCGCTAAAAGCCCCGCAGGAAAAAGAGGTGAGTTCACGCCGCACCCGTCAACGTGGTTCCATCAGGGACGATACATGGATGACCCAAAGGAGTGGTACATTCAGGATATACCCGACGAAAAAAAGCCCAAACAAGAACAAGTCAAATTAAGCCGGGGGACTTTCATGGTATGAGGGACTACAAAGAAAGACTTTGGACACAGCGATTGAGAAAGGGGTACAGTCGCAAGCAGTTGGGCAAGATGATCGGAATCGCCGCGCACAACGAACGAAGCGAAGGCTTTGGTGTGGCGGCTCAAGGCTTGGGTAACGCTGAAAATAAAATGAGTGTTGAAGCGATGAAGAAGCTAAGGGACATACGAATCACGCAAGAGGCGTGGGACAAGTTCTGGTGGGCTGACCTGCCACAGTTTATATTGATGGCAGGCACATTGGTAACCATTGGCGGGATTCTGTTGTTTACTTGGGTTTCTCTGACAGCATTTATTGTTCAGGGTTCGGGCTTGTATGATTATGGCTTTGCAAGCAGGAGCCATGCAGGTGAATATTATATTTTTTACATGGTCAGAACCGCACCAGAATTACTGATTCACGCCGCATATCCCTTTATCGCGCTCGGAGCGTACTATGTGTTTGTCGCGCTTTTGAGGCCAAATAAATGATACACTATCACGGAACACCAATATCTGGGAAGCGCACAGCTACCGCCGAGTTCCTATGTGGTCGGCACACGCTTATACCGTTTGCCCGTCAAGATGACCTTGACCTTGCTATTGAGTATTCATCTTCATTCATCGTTGACAACTCAGCATATTCAGCACATACACGGGGAATAGAAATTGACTGGGAGGAATACTACAAGTGGGTTGGTGATCTTCTGCATATCCCGAACTTTGATTGGGCGATCATACCTGACGTAATAGGCGGGAGTGAATCGGAAAACGACGAGCTACTGAGCCAGTACCCAAACGAGTTAAGGGGTGTCCCTGTTTGGCATAGTAACGAGTCTGTGTATCGCCTTGAACGCCTATGCGAGTCATACTCGCGGGTTGCCATCGGCGCAGACCCATCGAACACAACAGGAAGCGAGGGGTGGTGGGCGAAGATAAAGCCCGCAATGGACATGATAACAGATGATATTGGGCGCGTCAGGTATGGATGCAGACTTCATGGGCTACGTATGCTCAACCCCTCTATCTTCACAAATATACCGCTATCATCGGGTGACTCGGCGAGTATAGCGCGTAACGCAAACAATGGCTCCGTGTCACCATCCAGGCTCGTAAGGCTCACCGTTCTTGCATCACGCATCGAATCAGTTAACGCCGCAACAACGTGGCAAAAAATCAATCAAAACACACTATGGCAATCCTAATCTACCTTGTCGCTATCGTTGCGGCCAACCTATTTGTTTCCGCGTTTGGAGCCTCGGCTGTAATTATAAACGCCTTTCTACTGATAGGTCTTGACCTTAGTTTAAGAGATAGGCTCCATGATAGGTGGCAAGGCAAAGGCATCGTCTTAAAGATGGGTGCGCTTATACTCACAGGTGGTCTTATCACGTTACTGCTTGGCGCAGGGAGGATAGGCATTGCATCAAGCGTCTCCTTTATGCTTGCCGCCATCGCTGATGCAGTAGCCTACGGCGCAATCGGTGGCTCATGGCTCAAGCGTTCAAATGGGTCGAACATCGCAGGGGCAACGGTTGACTCTATTGTGTTTCCTACTCTTGCGTTTGGTGCCTTTATGCCAGTTGTCACTATCGGTCAGATCGTGGCAAAGGTGTGTGGTGGGTTCTTGTGGTCTTTGTTGCTGAGGAAAAGGAGGGTTGTCGCTACTGCGTCCCTATTACTTCTTATGGCAACGCCTTCACTTGGTCAGTCGCTCAATGTATCCGTCCTGCATGACGTAAACAGAAACACACCGATTGTTGGCGTGTCATACTCTAAGCCATTGCCACACAAGCTATTTGTTGTTGGATTCGCCGAGGCGTGGAAGAACAATTCGCATGGCTACCCCTCTGGTGAGTGGTCGTTCTTATCAAAGCATTGGTTAAGCAGGGGCGTGACAAAAAGGCTATCCATAACTATGGGCGTAGAGTTTTTGTACAATAGAGCTGGTGTTGACTTTTCGTTTCCAGGGAGAATGTCATTCAACCCGAACGACCCAAAGGTATATATAACGCCAAAGTTCGGGGCAACATACAGAATCAAGTAGGGGCAACGCTGAAAATCAAACGGGTGCTAAAAAAATGAGCATACTTACCGACATCATTATTGCTATCGCTTTAGTACACCTTGTGTACGCAGTCATCTACCACGTAATAACCATCAACAAGTAAACTTTTGAGACGAGGCACAAGATGAAAGACAACAACATCGGTTATAGCGACCACGGTAAAGGTCCACTATCGCCACCAGAACCTCAATTTAAGTGTCAAGAGTGCAATGCTTTTTTTTGGGGCTGTGTTGGCATCATTAGACTAATCACACAAAGACACGCAGAAATGACGCGAACACGATAAAAAAGGCGTGTAAACTTTTGACAAGAATCCTCACTATCAAAACTTAAAGCAACGAGATGAAATCCAATGTTTAACAAAGACCACTTACTTGTACGCCGAATGATGATGGGGTATAGCCAGGAAGAACTTGGTGAACTGACGGGCTTACATCACACGACGATCTCAGCCTACGAGACGGGGAGATACAATCCGTGTCCTGAAAGGCTTGTCAAGCTGTGCAAAGTGCTAAAGACCGAACCCAACAAATTAATAACGGGGTGGGACGAATGAAGGTGCTGTCTCTGTTTTCAGGTATTGGCGGGCTTGATCTTGGCTTTGAATGGGCAGGATTTGAAACCGTGTGCTTCTGCGAGATAGAAGAATTTCCACGTAAGGTATTACACAAACATTGGCCCAACGTGCCGATCATAGAGGATGTACGCAATGTCACAAAAGAATCTGTTCCAGGAAGAATCGACTGTATCATCGGGGGCTTCCCCTGCCAAGACATATCCTATGCAGGTAAGGGGGCAGGAATTGATTACGACCTATCTGAGCAGGAGGGAACCAGGTCTGGTCTTTGGTGGGAGTATTGGCGCACCATACGCGAGCTACGACCTAGATACGTTGTTGCTGAAAACGTCTCAGCTCTCACTAATAGAGGACTTGACATTGTACTCGGAAGCCTTGCCCAAATCGGGTATGATGCGGAATGGCAAATTGTATCAGCGGCAAGCGTGGGCGCCCCGCACATTAGAGAACGAATCTTCATTGTGGCTTACCCCTCTATCGAACGAGAGGAGCATGAGTCCTGGGGTCAACAGTCGGGGCGAACCGAACCTTGCGAAGATGGCAAGCGATCAGACACAAGGATCAGAGAGGTTTTGGCCTACCCCCAGAGTGTCCGACACGGAGGGGGGAGCGGTGAAGAACGTGGAAGTTCACAACGGGAGTTACAGACGGCTGAACAAGGACGGAGTAGCGTGGGGAGTGAAGTTGAGGGAC